ATATTAAACAGTGGGGATTTACAAAATAAATACGCAACTAATTTGATAATAATATAAAATATAAAAGATATGTACGAAGTAATTAAAGAAGCCACTTGGCTTAAACGAGGAATTGCAACACACTTTAAAAGTTATGTAAAAGCAAATAGTATAATAGAAGCAACTAAATATGCAGCAGAGCAATGGGGCTTAGACAATATAAAAGAAGTTCGAGAGGTTACAGAATAAATACGTAATACAATTGATACTAATATAAAATATATAACATGAAATTTACAAAGAACGAATTACACTTGATGAGGTATGCAGTGGAAGATCTGCTGAATAGTGATGATGTACCGAATGCTGGACCCTCAGAGCTTAAAAAATTTGAAACACACGTAAACGAAATTATCGAGAAGATCGATAGAATGCTGGGCTTAGCCTATAACATTGTCGACTGAATCGAAGCCTTACAAAAATAATACGTTATTACTTTGATAATATAATAAAATAAATAACATGAAAACAATTACATTAACTCAATCTGACTACACTAATATAACAAAAGCTTTCTTTTTCTATCTTGAAAATGAAAAAGAATTAAACTTAACTAAAAAAGAAATTGACTCAATATTAAAAACTAATAATAAAATACAATAAAATGAAATTAAATAAAATTATACAAAGTTACAAAAACTCAAATATGAATAAAGAATTATTAAGTTATAAACTAAAAAGATATTATAACTTAAATGAAAATGAAAGAATAATAATAAAAAATAATGTGTGACAATAGCTTGTTATTATTATTTAATTAAGTACCTAATGTCGCACTCTAGATCTTTACAAGAAAAACACGTAATTGATCTGATAATAAATGAAAATAAAGTATTATATGCATATAGATCATGCATTATAACTAAGATAAAAAAAATACATACAAATAAATAAACACCTTTACAAATGAGAAAATTTCATCACAACAAAATTTTAAGCATTGCAATACAAGGAATTATAATTGCAAAAATAGTTTTGATAACTGTCGGACTGGTTATGATAATAATTGAGGGAGTAATTGGAGGAGGATTTAACAATGCAAGTTTTGGAATTGCAGGATAAACACGTTGGTTGATTGATAATATAATAAACAAAAGATATGAAAACTATAGACAATGAAATGTTCACGTTCCGCCCCGGTACTTACAGCTTTATGAATACTAAGTTGAGTCCTTATGGTGCTACGGTTATACTCAAACGACCTTCATCAACAACACACATTAACTTTGATGATATATCTGAAGCTATTGATACTATCAAAGATCATGTATCTAAGTACGACACTAAAGTTAAACTTGATGCAATGCAAGATGAATATTTAAATAGTGAAGCGGGTGCTTGGGGCCGAAGCGGAACATAATGTTATACACAACATAAAATGATAAATATGAAAACAAAAGATAAACTTTACGAATTACGCCAAACGATCGATGATCTGGTTGAACTCGGTCCAGACTACGCACACTTTATGAATGCACAGATTGCTCACAAGAATTTAAAGAAGATTAAAAAATTATTAGAATATATAGGATGAAAAGAAATATACAAGATTGGCAAATTAAAGGTGGTTTTTCCATGGATATGTGGAGATTAGAAGTAAAAGAAAAGAATGCGTGGAAGGTTGAAGCCGAAAGCAAAAGCACAACTGAACTTCTTAAAATAGCTCGCGGGCTTACAAAATAAATACGATATTAGATTGATAATATAATAAACAATAAACATGAATAACTGGATATTTTACGGAACAAACAAAGAAGGTATTAAAACAATACATTACATTAAGAAATGCATAAAGCCTGAAATGACAGGCGAGTATAAAGATATGATGAGAAGACTAGACTTTAATGAATATTACACAACTGGATATATGACAACCAAAGCCTGGAACACAGAAAATCAATATATAAAAATAGCATAATGAATTGTAGTTATTGCAACGAACCCCTTGACGAACTTGAAGAACTATTTGCACAAAAATATGTACACGAAATACCACTATGTGCTGGGTGTATACAAAAACAATACGATAACTAATTGATAATATAATAAACAAATATAATTATGAAAACATTTGACAGATACAAAGAAAATTTAAAAATGATTGGCAACGATATTTATTCTTACGATACACACGTTGCTGAAATTAAAGATGGTAAATTATACAGGCTTAATTGGCGTGTGCCAGGTGTTGGCTCATACAGCGCAACAACCACAAAACATATCAACTACGTAGTACAACAACTTAATCTTGAAATAGCATGAATGTAACAATAAAAGCATATAAATACGAAGACTTAGACCCCGTGAGTCAATTTGAAGTATTAACGTGGCTTGACAATTGCCCTATTGATTATGAAGATGAAGAAGGTAATACACGTTGGCAATACTTTACTGACATGGAAACTCAAGATATAATTGAACATTGTGAAACAAATGAATATTTGTTTAATAAATTTGGAAAACCAATACACCACTTATTAAAATAGCATGAACACAATAATACAACAAATAGCAGATCAATGTATTGAAGAAATTGATGAACACATTGACAACACAATTCACTGGCAATTAACTTTTGATGATGATGAAGGTGATGAATTAACAGGTGAATTAGAATTAAAAATTAAACAACAAATATTATTTTCATTAATTAAAAGAGTAACAAAATAAAATATTATGGCAGGAAATAAACACAACACACAATTTGCTATACACAAGCCATCGTTTTATAAACTTCAATACGAAGATCAAAATGGCGTTGTGCAAAGTATGCAAGGCACAACTAAACAAGTATTAAACTATATATTAAACCAACAATTATAAAACACTATGAATAAACCTTTACCCGAAAAATGGTGGGACCAAAATATAAATCCAATACTTGGATATGAGTATTCACCACTTAAATCTCGTTCTGTTCCGTCCAGAAATAAATTTGAATTTTCAAAAGAAGATGATTATAAAATATTTGAAAAAGATTAAATTATATATAAAATGGGATTAAGCAAACTATTTGTAACGTATAAAGACAGAACCGATCATTATGTGCTTAATAATGAATTAGAAGATTCTGTACAACTTAATATAATTGAAAATATATTAAAGTATTATCCTAAAGATGCAACAATTGATATAACAGATAAAATATCTATTACAGAACTAACACGACCAACCCTTGATAATATAATAAAACAAAGTAAAAAATAAATAATACAATTATGAAAAAACTAATTAAAGAACGAATCAATGTAAACTCTGCAGCAATTAAATTAGCCGAGTACGATCACCAAACCAACGAATTAAAGCTTACATTTGCAAACAATCGGGAATACCTTTATAAAAGTGTTGAGCCTTTTATGTTTGAAGGTATGCGTAATGCTGAATCAATTGGTAAGTTTATAAATAAATATATTAAACCATTAAGCTTTATTAAACTATGAATTTAACAATTATTAGAAATGCAGTTAATACCGCATTTAACAGACAAATACAAGAAAAATCGCGCAGACGTGATGTAGTATATTCCAGAGCTATCTATTATAAATTAGCAAAAGATTATTCAGGTGAATCATTGGTTAAGATTGGTAAAGCTGTAAACAAAGATCATGCAACAGTTATTCATGGCCTTAAGTTATTTGAAAATGTAATAAATCCTAAATGGGAAAAACAATATTACAATCAATATATTAAGCTTAAAATTCATATAGAAAACAAACTTAAATTACAAATAAAAAACATTGATCCTGATAGATTTTATCATGATAAATATAGGATTAAACTATTACAAAACCGAGAAATGTATAATTTTGCAAAAGATCTTTTACTTAAAATGAATTTAATGGGGCATAAATTTACAGACAAATTACGTGATCAGCTTGATAATATAACTGACGATAAAAAATATGAAAATGACGATCAAAGAAAGAGCTAATAATAAAATTTATTCTAAAATAATGCATGCTAATATTTATATTGAAGACTTGCGCCACGAATTTAAAAGCGGTATTTTTAGAGGTAATATTACTAGCGAAGAAATGAATGGCCTTATTGAAAGTGCTAAAATAGAATTAGATGTATTAAATTACATTTATAAACTTATAGAATTAGATAATGAATAGAGATATACTTAATCTATTATATAAAGAAAAAAAATTATTAAATGAATTAGCATCACTTGATTCAGTAAAACCGAATTTAATTTTGCCTCCTGTAGATTTATATGAAGCTTTTGAAAGAATAATTTTCTATGAAGAATGTTTAAAGCTATTAGAAGAATTATTAGATCTTTATGAAAGTACTGAAAATTATGAAAAATGTAAAATAGTATTTGATCAAATTAATATATATAAAATTAAATTAAATGAAAATAAAAATTTTAAACAGGACCTTAGTAATATGGGTAAATAGAACTCAAAACCATAAAGATTATTTGTGGAAAAATATATATATGTTAAGGAACGAACTTATAGAAGACGTTTTATCTTATAATCGAAGTGGTGTTTTACCTGTTGAAAAATTAAAACATAAAGCAGAACTCATTAAAAAGTATAGCCAAAGGCTACGCTTATTAGAAATGTAATGCGACAATAAGTAGTAATATTATATAAGTAACAGGCTAATGTCACGCAATATGGATTATTTAATTAATAACAGAATCATATATAGAAGGGGACCTATCAACGATACCCCCTCTATGGTATTTGATTGGGGTAGCTATTATGAAGATGGTACATTTGAATGTTATGAATTATTTAGAAGCAAGGCTAAGATTAATACGTATAAATCTTTAAGATGGCATTTATTAGTTTTATTATATTTAAACCCAACGCTTGACGAAAAAAAATTTAAAGAATTATGCAGATTTATAACTACTATGTCAAATAATTTTATTACCTTCGATATTACGGAAAGTAATTTAAATAGTATTATAAATAATATTTATAGTTTAGATTTAGAATCTCCACCAAAAAATAAGATTAGAAAAATTATATTTAAAGATCAAACAGGATTAACAAGATCAGAAAAATTAAGTATAGTAGGAAAGCTTATAGGAAGATCTAAATTAGCAAGTAAAGAAAGTATATATGAATGCATGAATGCTATACACGATATGCACGAATGCATAACAATCCAAGCCATTGCACGAATGTTGGGTTGTTCAACCAGAACCGTGTACAGAAACCTTGATAACCAATTAAAAAACGAAAAAAATATTATGAACTCAATGCTTTAGAAAATGAAAAAATATAATATAAAGAATTACGTCAGGTACAAAAATGATTTAAATGATAGCATGCCTGAAGATAAACCTGCGTATAACCTTTATACTAGAGATGAGTTAATAATTAAGTTTTTACCACTTGTAGAAAATATGGCACATAAATTTGCAACTTCACAACAAGCCTCGGGTGTATTAGATATTACAGATTTAATACAAGAAGGAAGCAAAGGACTAATTGCCGCTGTAGATAAAATAGAAATGGACACTATAATACAATCTGTTGATCCCGAAAAAACCATTAAGTCTTTTCTATCAAAAAGAATTAAGGGTGCAATACGGAGGGCTATAGATATAACAAGGGGGCACATACGCATACCAGAGCACAAATTAAATGAAATGCGTCAAAATCCACATAATAAAAAAATAGTAGAGATATTTTTTAATAGTATATTTTTAAGTATAGATGAACAAGCTGAAAATGAAGATACTTATTTTGACCAAGTACCTGATAGATCAGAACCCTATAATTTAGGATTTTTAAATTTATATTTAAAAAGTTTATTAAAGAAAAACTTGAATGAAAAAGAATATGAAGTATTAAGATTATCATACGGGCTAGATTGTGATAAACATTCTGCCAATGCTATTGCTGATATTATAGGTATTGAAGGTCCTAGTGCTTATGTCAGAATATCAGAAATAAAAAAAGACGCAATACAAAAATTAATTAACAACGTAGATAGCTCGCAAGTGCTTGATTATCTATAAGTTATATGACAAAAACCACGTAAAAAAGGCGTGAGAAGTGTAATTATATTAATAACCAAACTAATTTTTTTATGAAAACAATTAATGATAAATTAGCAACCATTCAAACCAAATTTAAATCTAAAAAAAGTAGATTTAATTCATTCGGCAAGTATTACTTCAGAAGTGCCGAAGACATTCTTGAAGCAACAAAACCCTATTTATTAGAACTAGGAGTAACTGTAATAATAACAGAAGAATTAGACACTTCTTTTGATTTTCCTATTATTAAAACCACAGCAAAAATTATTGACCAAGAAGGCATGAAATTAGAAGCCGTAGCAATTGTAGGTGTAGATTTAGATCAAAAAGGTATGCAAATGCCACAAAAATTTGGATCAGCATCAAGCTATGGTAAAAAATATGCATTAGGAAATTTATTTTTAATTGATGATACTCAAGATTCAGATGCAACTAATAGCCATGGCAACGATTGGGTTCCTCAAGCTAAAAAATATATTCAGGAAGGTGGATCTATTGAAAAAATAAAACAAAAATATAAAGTAACACCTGAAATAGAAAAAGAACTTAGCACATTATAAATGAATAAAAAAGAAATATTAGATAAATTAGAACAAGACGAACATTATTATGGCGAGTTTGGTCAAAAATATTTAAGTAATTCTAATATAAGTATATTATTAAATAATCCTGAAGATTTATATAAGCCAACAAATAAAACTTCAGCCATGCTTATAGGAGGCTATTTTCACACTATTATATTAGAACCAAATAAAGTTAAAAACTTTAGAATAATAGAAAGCAGCAGTAGAAATACTAAAAAATATAAAGAAATTTCTGGAGGAGAATTATGTTTATTACAAGAAGAAGCTGATAAAATAAATTTAATGACAGACAAGTTATTAAGTAATAAATTTATTGAATCTTTAATAAGAGGTTCTAATATAATATATGAAAGACCAGAAATAGGTAAAATAAATGATCTTGATTGGAAGGCTAAAGCTGATATAATAAACTATGATGAGCATTTAGTAATTGATTTGAAAACAACAAATGACATAGATAATTTTAAGTATAGTGCAAAGCGTTATAATTACGATAGCCAAGCTTATATATACCAAAAATTATTTGGATTTGATATGGTATTTATAGTAATGGATAAAAATAATCACAGAATAAAAATTTGTGATTGCTCACCACAATTTTTAGAAAGAGGTAGCGAAAAAGTAAATAAAGCTTCAGAAATATTTGATTTGTGGTATAAAACACCTAATTTTGACTCAAAACAATTTTTTTTAAACGAAACACTTTAATTTTTTTTATATGGCAACTATTTTAAACACAAGTATTGATCTTACAAAGATCCCAAAAGACAAAATCATTGATGGTAAAAAAGGTAAATACTTACCTATAACTATTACACTTAATGATGAATTAGATAATTATGGAAACAATGGACCTGTTACAGTTTCACAATCTAAAGAAGAAAGAGAAAGCAAAGCTCCAAAAGTTTATTTAGGTAATGTTAAAGTTGTGTGGACTAATGGTAATAATGTAGATCCAGCACCTAGAGATAATGCACAACCTGCAGGGTTTCAACCAGCCTCTGCAATAAAAGAAGTAGCAGATGATTTACCCTTTTAGTAAACTATACGATGTTATAGAAGACAAATGGGTTTATGCCCATTATGATGAAAACAACCAAATAGTATTAACACCAGAAGAATAAATGCAAGTAAATACTCAAGAAATAAATGGTTATTTAATAGAAGATTTTAACCAATATGGTCTTGAAGAAGGAAAAGCGCAGGGGATTTGTCCCCTGTGTTCGTCTGATAGAACAGCACAAAAACAAAAGTTGAAATGTGCTTCGTATGACTGGGAAAGAGGATTAGGCACTTGCCATAATTGCAATAATACTTTTCAATTGCACACATATAAAAGAAAAGGGGAAATAAATAAAGAATATGTAAAGCCAGAACCTATAAAAACTTTACCTGTACAAACTAAGGTACAAGAATGGTTTGAAAAAAGGGGTATATCTAAAAGGACTTTAGATGAAATGAAAGTTACAGAAGGTCCCGAGTATATGCCTCAGACGGGTAAAGTTGAAAATGCAATACATTTTAATTACTATATTGGTAACGAATTAATAAATGTAAAATATAGAGATGGTCGAAAGAATTTTAAATTATATAAAGGAGCCGAAAAGATATTTTATAATATTAATAATATTATTGGTTATGACTATTGTGTTATTGTGGAAGGTGAAATGGACGCTCTTGCTTTTTATGAAGCTAACATACCTAATGTGGTTTCTGTACCTAATGGCGCAACATTAAATAATAATAATTTAGATTACTTAGATAATTGTATAGATTATTTTGAAAATAAAGAAAAAATAATTTTAGCAGTTGATAAAGATGAAGCAGGACAAGCCTTGCAACAAGAGTTAATTAGACGTCTTGGGGCAGAGGTTTGTTTTATTATAGACTTTAACGATTGCAAAGATGCAAATGAATATTTATTAAAACATGGAAAAGAAAAGCTGGCAAAACTTGTTAAGCAAGCGAAGGCCGTTCCACTTGAAAATGTTACAACCTTTAATGATATTGAAGGGGAGATTACAGATTTTGTTGAAAACGGTTTTAAAAGAGGCTACCAAATTGGGCTCAGTAATTTCGACGATATTTTCAGTACTTATACTGGCCAGTTTATTACTGTTACTGGTATACCAAGCAGCGGTAAGTCTGATTTCGTGGATCAAATGGTTGTAGGTTATAATCAAAACTACCAATGGAAAACCGCTTTTGCTTCTCCTGAAAACGCCCCTACATTTTTACATGCCCATAAACTAATGCGGAAAGTTTGGCAAGATATGCCGACCAAAAGCGACATTGGCGGGGAGAAATGGAAATCAATAGCTAGGCACGTTAATGACAATTTCTTTTTTATTGATATGGAGCGTTATACTTTAGAATCTGTTTTAAAGAAGGGCGCAGAACTTGTAAAAAGAAAAGGTATTAAATGCTTAGTTATTGATCCATTTAATAAGGTAAGAGATGTAGATTGCAATACTGAAGATGTTAATAGATATACAATGGAATATCTAACTAAAATTGAAATATTTGCAAAAAAATTTGATGTGCTAGTAATTGTAGTTGCACACCCTACAAAAATGTATAAAGATAAAGATGGTAAAATTGAAGAGCCAAATATGTACAATATCAAAGGCGGGGGTGAGTGGTATGATGCTTCTTATCACGGTTTATTGGTTCACCGCGACTATGATAATAAAACTGTTAAAGCCAAAGTGCTCAAAGTAAAATTTCAAAACTTAGGTGAAAATGGTGCTGAAGCACATTTTAAATGGGAATATAAATCAGGCTGTTTTGTACCTATATATCCTGAAACTATTAAAGATGAGGTGATGCCATGGGAAGCGGATTAGTAAAAAAAAAGTCATATAAAGGGCTAATGAAATATGCAGAAACGCTATCTTTGGAAGAGCAAAAATATTTTAATTATTGTATTAAAAATAATATTAGAATATCTCCCGTACCAACAACACAGGGTTTATACCCAGACGAATGGAAAATAGAAATAAGATTAGGTCCATATAAAAAAGGAGAAAAAAGTCATAAATCTCCTTTGTCTTATAATAGCAAAGAAATATGGCCAGCAATAAATAAAGTAAGAAAATTTTATTATGATAAGCGTACAAGATGAATATAGAGGATTATTATCAGGAGTACTCTACGGTGGAGTATCTAAAAAGGACCGAACAGGTACTGGGACAAAAGCTGTCTTTGGAAGAATGCTTAGACATGACATGGAACTTGGGTTTCCATTATTAACAACTAAAAAAATATATTTTAATCATGCGATTACGGAACTATTATGGATATTACAAGGACGTACTGACCTTGCTTACTTGCACGATAACGGTGTTACTTATTGGGATCCAGACTATAACAGGTCGGGTAGGAATGATGGAACGCTTGGCCCTATTTATGGTAAGCAGCTTCGTGACTTTAATGGTGTTGACCAGCTTAAAAAACTACTCGAGCAAATTAATGAAGAACCAAGCTCGAGGCGTATTATGGCAAGCCTATGGAATCCCGTTGATTTGGCTGATATGGCACTTCCTCCTTGTCATTATAGTTTTCAAGTATATATAAACGAAGGAAAGCTAGATTTAATGTGGAACCAAAGATCTGCTGATGTTTTTTTAGGTTTACCTTATGATTTTGCAATATATGGTTTACTTTTATTAATGCTAGCAAAGGGAGCAGGATATAAGCCAGGTAGGCTTACAGCTTCGCTAGGAGATTGTCATTTATATAATAACCATATTGACCAAGCTAAAGAACAATTGTCTCGTGATTTTAAAGAACTTCCTACTGTTGAGTTAGAAAAAGGTATTGTATTAAGACAAGACTTAGGAGGATATATTTATTTACCAAGTCATAGAGATATTAAATTAATTAATTATAACCCACATAAGCCAATTCCGGCTCCTTTATCAACATAAAATTATGTATTTTATTTATCACATCCCTGGTAAAAAAATAGGTGTTACGCGTGATCTTAATAAGCGTGTAACGGTTATACAGGGATATAGACCAGACGAATATGAAGTTCTTGATTCTAGTGAAGATATAAATTATATATCTGACAAGGAGATAGAACTTCAAAAGTCTTATGGTTATAAAGTCGACAGACAAAAATATAAAAATTTATATTCTCAAAAATCAAATAAAATGAAAATAAACGTTACTGAACAGACTACTACATTCCCTATTCCGCGTATTAAATTAAACGGGTGGTTAATGGAAAACATGAATCAAGAATGGGAAACCTCTCATGGTAAATTTATTTTAACTCCAGAAACAATTAGATGGATTACAATAAATTCAAAAAAATCTATGTATAACGATAAAAAAAGTTATATTTACAATAAAGCTTATTATGAAGCTTTTTTAAACCCAGAGCATAACCCTGGTTTTGTTGAACAATTAGATATTTTTAATAATATTAGAGAATGGGCAGATGAAAGAGATTTGTATAAAAATGGAGATCCAAAAACACAATTAATTAAATTATATGAAGAATCAGGAGAATTATCCCAGTCCTTACTTAAAAATGATAAAGCGGGTATTATTGATGCTATTGGCGATAGTGTTGTTGTTCTTACTAATCTTGCCCACCTTGTCGGTACCGATATTGAAACTTGCATTAAGTCTGCTTATGATGAAATATCTAATAGAACTGGTAGAATGATTAATGGTACATTTGTTAAAGATGAATAAAAAAGAAATTGAATTTAGGGATCCAGTTGTTGAACGCGTAGTAGACAAATTTATAACTAGATCAGATGTAGGTTTTAAAAAATATGGTATAACACTTGACAATGATCCTTCAGATGTATTTGCGTGGATTAATCATTTACAAGAAGAATTAATGGATGCTACACTATATCTTCAAAAGCTTAAAGAAGCAACAAGTATAGAGTTACAAGAAGCTTTATTAAAAAAATATGAAAATGATTAGAAGACGGCCATATAAAAAAAAGAAACGTGGCCCAGTTGTTTCAAAAAAAGTTTCATATGATGGAATTAATTTTGCTTCGGGACTTGAAAGATATATGTATATGGCTTTAAAAAAAGCAAATATTAAAGCTAAATATGAAGGAGAAACGTTTGTATTATTAAATGGATTTCATTTTGAAAATGGGGTGTATGAACGACAATCTAATGGCAAAGGTGAGTATAAAAATAGGGGAAGTAAAAGAATATTACCTATTAAGTATACGCCAGATTTTATAGGAGATAATTTTATTATTGAAACTAAGGGTAGAGCAAATGAATCATTCCCCATGCGTTGGAAGCTATTTAAAAAGCTTGTTACAGAGCAATTCCCAGAATATACTTTATATAAACCACAGAATCAAAAAGAATGCGATATAACGATAGAATTAATCCTGAGCAGTCTAAAAAAATAGCTAGGAATAAATATGCAGAAAGGCACATTGATAAGTTTATTAAATGGAGCGTAGAAACTAGAGGAAAATTATTATATAAAGAATTAGAAGAATTACATGATAAATACAATATAAAATGTTATGGCAAAAGTAATATCAAACAACTATAAAACAAAACCAAAAGTAAAAAGACCAGGGGTACACTCAAAAAGCAAAACTTCTAAATTAAAAACAAGCAAAAATTATGTTAAAAGATATCGAGCCCAAGGGCGCTAATTGGGAATTAAGCTTAGGACTTTACCCTGGAATATTGTTAGGAATTAGAACATACGTAGAAAAAGATTCTGTTTTACACGTATTATATTTACCTTTTGTAGATATAGCTTTAGAAATTTTTAAAAATTAACTTTAATTAAATTAAACATTATGAAAAACTATTTTATTATTGCAATGCTATCTTTAGCTTTAACATCCTGTGTATCTCCAGTGCATTTTTTAGGGGGATCACAATTATTTCTTGATTCAGGTGTAAATTATAATTTGCCTATAGAAAATAACAATCAATCTGTTATATGTAGAGATCTACAGCCTTATGCTAGAGTAAATTATAGAATTCATATTTTTGATACAAGAAAAACAAATAAAAAATAAATTATGGGATTATTTGATCCGCGAGTAACATACAAACCTTTTGAATACCCTGAATATTACACAGAAGGTTGGCTTAAACAAGCCCAAGCTTTCTGGCTTCATACGGAAATATCTATGTCTGGTGATGTTAAAGACTGGAATGAAAAATTAACACCTGAAGAAAAAAATTTAGTAGGTAATATTCTTTTAGGATTTGCACAAACAGAATGCGCGGTTTCTGATTATTGGACTCAAAAAGTTGTTAGTTGGTTTCCTAAACATGAAATACAACAAATGGCTATGATGTTTGGTAGTCAAGAAACCATACATGCGGTAGCTTACAGCTATTTAAACGAAACATTAGGACTTGATAATTTTGAAGCTTTCTTACAAGATGAGGCGACAATGGAACGATTTGAAAACCTCGTTGCTTATGAGGGATCTGAAAAAATTGGTATTGGAAAATCTTTGGCTGTTTTTTCTGCTTTTGCTGAAGGAGTTAGTCTTTATTCTGCTTTTGCTGTGTTGTATTCCTTTCAATTAAGAAATTTATTAAAAGGAATTGGTCAGCAAATGAAATGGTCTGTAAGAGATGAATCATTACACAGTAGAATGGGTTGCACTTTATTTAAACAAATGTGCGAAGAAGACCCTAATTTATTAAATGACTGTAAAGATGATATTATTAAAGCGGCTGAATCAATGCTCAAAGCAGAAGAAAAATATATCGATAGAATGTTCGAGCTTGGGGACATTGAAAACCTTAGAGCTTACGATCTTAAACAATTCATTAGAAAACGTCTCAATGAAAAATTACAAGAACTTGGTTACTCTGACTTCGGGAAATACTTTGCGTTTGACGAAAAAGCAGCAGCAAATCTTGACTGGTTCTATCATCTTACCGGGGGGCATACTCATACTGATTTTTTTGCTGTTAGGCCGACTGATTATTCAAAAGCTAATGAAGGCGAAGACTTTGATGACATATGGTAATGAGAAAATGTAATAAATGTAATAAAGAAAAAGCTTTAATTAAGTTTAGAGAAAACAAAAAAACATGTTTAAAATGTGAATATAGATTTAAACAGCGTTTTATGAGATCATTAGTACAAGATAGGAGGCTATCAGCCATTGAAAGATTATCAAATAGATTAGGATATATGGGTGCAGCTTTTATAATGATTTCACCTTATTTATTACCAAATACTATTGGTGGCATTACTTATGTTATAGGCGGTATTTTAGCTATACCCCAAGTTTGGGTTGCTAAGCAATGGAACTTAGTAGTAGTTAATTTAAATGTAACAATAGGATATTTAATTTACTTATATAATATTTAAATAAAAAAAATGAAAACACAAAAACAAAGTAGAATTGACGCTTTAGAAAAAAGAATGGCTGCAATGACAAATATAATACAACAGCTAATTCAAGAAAGTACAAATTTAAGAACCCTATCTTTTGGTACACTTGAAACTATAAAGCAAATGCCAGGTTATGATAAAGCATTAGAAAAATTAAAAGAAAAAACAACTGAAAAAAATAATGAAAAAAAATTAGAAATTTAATATTATGAAAAAATTAGCAATATTTTTAACTTTAGCATTTAGTAGTGCTTATGGACAAATACAAAATTTCGAAGGAATTTGGGCAAGCGTTGAAACAGATTACTTAACAACTATTATAGTTAATGATATTTATAATGAAGTAGATATATTAACTTATAGCTTTAAACAAGATGATAGGCTTATTGAAAAAACTTTATTATTCAATGATGATAGCATAGAAACTATTTGTGTAAATCCAGCCATTGACCATAAAATTTTTGTAGTTTATAGATTAATTGGAAAAGATTCATTAAGAGCAGACATAAAAGGTGATTGGAATGGAACTGTTGATTACATAAAATTATATTAATGAATTGGAACAATAATTGGGTTAAGGGTGAAGATTATCCTGTTTGGGGAGATACTGAGGTTTATAAAAAAACTATTATTGGTGGCTACCTTTTAGTTGGTGAAACGCCAAAAGACGCTTATATGCGAGTTGCTAACACTGTAGCTAAGCGTTTATATAAGCCAGAATTAGCCGAAAAGTTTTTTCAATACATATGGGATGGTTGGCTATGTTTAGCCTCACCAGTGTTGTCTAACACAGGCACAGATAGAGGTTTACCTATTAGTTGTTTTGGCATTGATGTTGGAGATAGTGTCCATGACATAGGCACAAAAAATTTAGAGATGATGCTCTTAGCCAAGCATGGCGGCGGTGTTGGTATAGGAGTTAATATGATTAGACCCGCCGGATCTAAAATTACAGGTAATGGAACATCTGATGGAGTGGTGCCGTTTTGCAAGATATACGATTCAACAATACTTGCCACTAGTCAAGGATCTGTCAGGCGCGGAGCTGCGTCAGTTAACATCAATATTGATCACGCCGACTTTGAAGAGTGGCTGGAGATTAGAGAACCAAAAGGAGATGTTAATAGACAATCCCTCAACCTCCACCAGTGCGCTGTGGTCGGTGACAAGTTTATGCGAAGACTTGAAAGCGGAGATCAAGAAGCTAGACGAAAATGGTCCAAGTTACTTCAAAAGCGTAAGGCAACTGGAGAGCCTTATATACTCTTTAAAGGAAATACAAACAAAAATAACCCAGAAGCATATAAAAAAAATAGTTTAAAAGTACATATGACTAATATCTGTAGCGAAATTGTATTGCATACAGATGAATCACATAGCTTTGTTTGCTGTTTATCATCAGTTAATTTAGACAAATACGACGAATGGAAGAATACGAATTTAATTTACGACGCGACTTGGTTTCTGGACGGTGTGCTAGAAGAATTTATTCAAAAGGCGAAGAATATGAAGGGATTCGAGAACTCTGTACGGAGTGCGGAGAAAGGTCGGGCATTAGGATTAGGTGTACTTGGGTGGCACAGCCTACTACAAAAAAACGGAATTGCTTTCGAAGGTTTATTAGCTCAATTCAAAACGCGAGAAATATTTTCAAAAATAAAAATTGAAACAGAAAGAGCATCAAGAAAGCTAGCAGAGGTTTATGGGGAACCACTTTGGTGCGTTGGGACAGGGTTCCGCAATACACACCTAAGAGCTATAGCGCCTACTGTATCAAACTCAAAATTATCAGGGAATGTTTCACCAGGTATTGAGCCTTGGGCCGCTAATGTATTTACGGAACAATCTGCTAAAGGAACATTCATTAGAAAAAACAAAGAACTTAGAAAAGTATTAAGAAAAATTGGAATCGATAATAAAGAAACTTGGGACAAAATTTTGGCAGATGGTGGATCCGTTCAAGGAATTAAACAACTTAATGGATGGTATTATGATAACGGAGGAAGACTTAATAAAGACGAAGGAGAACCAGTAAAAAATGTATTTAAAACATTTAAAGAAATAAACCAATTAGAGTTGGTTAGGCAAGCTGGTATAAGACAAGACTACGTTGATCAATCTGTTTCTTTAAACTTAGCTTTCCCATCAGAAGCGCCACCTAGATGGCTAAATCAGGTTCATGTTGAAGCATGGAAGCGCGGTATAAAAACATTGTATTATACACGTACTGAATCTGTATTAAGGGGAGATATAGCAGCAGCGGCTATGGATCCAGATTGTTTAAGCTGTGATGGATAAGTAGAAATAAAAAATTAAGGGGAAAGCTTTTGGCAATCCCCTTTTTTTAATTGTTTACACAATCTTCTAATTCTTTTACTTTTAATTTTAAAAAATCAACTTGTTCTATATATTTATCAGTATTTTTTTCTAAATATAAAAGCCGTAAATTTTGTTCAGCATCATCTGGAAGAGATCCTAATTCTCCTCTTGGCCATTTGATACGAAATTCACTATTCATTTTTTGTTCAGCTTCCATTCGGAGTAAACCTACATTTAAAGCTTGTATTTGTGAAAGCAAAGTAAAATATACTCCGGCAATAGAAAATAAAGCCATAGCAATACCAATTAAAGTTTTTACATCAATCTGGAAATCGCCTTTTCCGTCTCCGTCAAAGTCTACATTAGCTTTAGTCATTTATTTTTTTTTAATATGTCCAAATAGACGTAACTCTATTTTTAGATAATCCTAAATGTACAAAGTTAGATTTGCGGCTTATACCTACACGTTTGCATCCTAGATTCATTGCATGCTTAACTAATTCATAAACAGGTGTTCCCCCGACTGCAGCAACATCAATTGCCAATCCTTCAGTGTGTTCACCTGGTTTATTTTTTTTAGCTTCTACTGGATGATCAGGTGATCTATATGCTGAAGTAATAGTTATTTCATAACCTAATGATTCTTCTAGGTCATTTATAAAATGTAACATTTCAGTTTTTAGATCTTTTAAGTTAACTTCTTTATTAGCTTTTTTCATTTTTCACCACATTTTTTATTAGGATTAGCAACTTGTCTCCAATCTTCTTTTTGAAACCAATCTCTTAAAGTAGAGCCGGGTTTACTTGCTCCTTTAACATTAGTTTTAGAAGATCTTTTATATTTACCAGCTTTACCAGCGGATTTTTTAGCACGTATTACTTGATCTCTTTCAGCTTTACTCATGCTTCGTATTTTAGCAAGCGGCAAACAAGCTTTTGTTGTACCCCCGCCTTTAACTTTACTTTTTTTATTTAATGGAGAATTTTGAATATACATTATTTTTTCTTTTTATTACCCATCTTATTAGGGCCACCAGCGGATGTACATCTTACCCCCCATCCAGAAGCATAGGCGGATGGCCAAACTTTAAATTTTCTTTTTGCTGCAGTTTTGCAAGGCCCACTTATTTTTCCCATAATAATTATCTTTCTCCTTTTCTTTTTCCTTTTCTTTCTCCTTTTCTTACTCTTTTAAATTTAGATTTCTTTTTCTTTTTAGGTTTAACTTCTTTAGGTTTTTGTATTCCTAATTCCCATTCGCTCCAGCCAGCAGCAAGCATTGCTCTTTCAAGAGGCGTTATGTTTTCTTGAGTTGCGTCAACTACATTATTAACTTTTCTTACAACCCTATCTAAAGGTACGTTAACAGTTGCTGATATAATATTTGCTGCTGCCCCATACGCGGGGCTATTTAAACTAAATCCTTTTTCTTTTATTTCTTCTTTATTCCATTTATAAGTTCTATAAGCTCTTTGTAGCTTATCATATTTTGATGATATTGGAGGAGAAAAATCTAATACATCTGAAACAGGATCTGCAGCATCTTCGCTAATTTTTATTAAAACATTTTTTATAGTAGAAATTGCAGCTCCACCTACACCAATTCCTCTAAGTAATCCATCAGCCATGCCGTTTATAGTGCTTAAATATGCTTTTTCTTTTTTCTTTTCATCCTCGTCTTCATCTCCAAAAGCAAGTAAAAATGTTGCTTTTTGTAACATATTAAATATTAAATTTTGCACAAATCCATAATATAATAACTTAGAAAAGTTTGTTTTAGCATCCCCACGGCCATTTATAAGATCGCTAGCGGCCTTTTTAGTTAATCTAGCATACTGAGCTGGTGTATTTGCAAAAGCTAATATAGTGCGGCCTAATGGCCCCGCTTGCTGAGCACTAATTCTATCGGGTCTTGACGACTGTTGAGATTCTTCGGCTATTTCTCTAAAATCTAAAAATGCTTTTTCTTCGGCTTGGGCTTCTGTTAACCCTTCTTTAATATAAGATTTAACTCTATTTCTGTAAAATGTAGCGCCACCTGATGCAATTGCAAAACTATCAGCTGCTTGTGTAGGTAAAAATCCTGCTTGAAGTATCTTACTTATAACGCCTCTTGCACCACCCTTTTTAGCAGCATCAGCTATTTCAGATTCTGCAACATTAAACCTTGAACCACCTCTTCTTTCTTTTAAAAAGTCAGAATTGAATAAAAATTTAAAGTCTTTCCAATATTGCGGTTGATTAGCAAAAGCTTTACCAGCTTGATAAATATTATTATCACTCCAATTAATAAAGTTAATTGACGATATTGTTTGCAATACAGCTGATCGTGTATTAAAAAACATTATTGCTCCCACAGAATTATTTAACCAGTCAGTAACTCTGCCCGCAAGTGAATCACTTGTAAAGGGTTTGTTTCTACCGGTTTTCATTCTTGTAAGAATATTTTCTAATGCTTGTCTATATGGCTTACCAAACGCAGCCTCAAGTTTATTCATGTTAACTTCAGAAAATATTTCATCTACATTATTTTGCCACTGCTCTAAATACTTTTTTCTTTTTATAGAGTTAACGTTATCTAATAAATCTGTAGTAATACTTCCAGTAAGCCAACCTTCTTTTGGCGCTGAATAGCCATCGGTTTTCTGAATAGCTATAAGTTGCTCTGCAAATAATCTAAGTTCAGGATCATTATTTACATAATCAACTAATTCTTTTTGATCTGTTTTAAATAAACCAGGTATATTATTATCCTGACTATTCCAAATATATACTCTTACAGCTTGCTCTCTTGTGTATTCATCAACACTTTTCTTTTTAAGATCTTTAGGAATAATTTCTAAGTCTTCTTTAAGTGCTTTATAATCCTCAAACATTGCAACGCGAGCAGCAGATATATCATTCATTGCTCTAGCATAAGGGTCTAATAAGTTATCTTTATACCATTGCATTTGTCTATCTCCTAACTTACCTTTGGCCAATGTTTTATATAATAAACCTGTAAAGTCTTCAGCGCTAGGCGGAATAAAGAAATTAAATTTACCTTTGCTTGCACCCCTTACTGTTGCTTTAGCTGGAGAAAATCTTTTATATGTTTCAATGCCAGTCTTAGCTTCAATAATATCATTAAATGCTTCATCTAAGTTTTGCGATTTACTATATTTAATTCTAGCTTCATTAGCTTCATTATCAAGCTCTTGCATTTTAGCCAATACTTGTTCATTAGTACTATCTTTAGGCAAGCGTTGAGATTTAGGTAATTCTAAATTATTTTTTACTGTAGCCCCAGTTTTTGATTTAGAAAATTTAAGAATTGCCCTAGCTTGAGTTTCATTTTGTAATGATAAAGAAGGCGTATTTTCTAAAACTTTTACAGCTTCTGGAGTTAAAGTATTAACCGCAATTCTACTAAGACTAGCCGCAGCAAATTTTTCACCATCAACCACTATAGGGTTTTGTCGTGGATTATATCTATCCATTATTCGAACAGTTAGCCCCATACCTTCTTGTTCAAAAGATGAAACCGGAAATTGCATTTTATTTTCTCCTATATAAAAAGTACCTAAATCTCCAAAACTTATTAAAAGGCCTTTTGCATTTTTTGCTTTATTTGCTTTTGTATTATATAAACTTACAGCAAGGCCAATTGGCATTTTTATAGTAGTTTCGTATGCTATTTTGTCTTTTTTAAGGCTTTCTCGAGCTTTTTCAATAGCAAAAATTGGAACAATATATTGTACTCTGTCATTCTTATCGGTAGTTTTTTCTACGTATTTTTCGTAATCTCTGTATATGCGATCAATTAAAACATTTCTAGTTTTATCCGCTTCAATTATTTCATCTTCATATATTTTGTCGGCTGTCTTATTAGTGGATATTTTCCCATCAGCCTCTTCATATAAATATATTTGACTTATTCTAGCTTGATAATTCTTTTTTACCTCTACTAAAACTAATTTTCCATCTTGCTCAAATTGTACGTCAATTTGCTGAGAATCTTTATTTAATTTTATATTTTTTAATTTTAAATCTGGATTATTTTTGCTAAGAGTTATGAGGGTATTCTTAACTTTTTCCTCAGCCCATGGCCATTTTTGTTTCTGAGCAAATTTTCTAAATTCAATAAAAGGTTTAAAATATTTTTCAAAATATTCATCATAAACATCTATAGGTAATTCTTCTTCTATTTTGTCGAGTACGGAATTAATGGCTTTATTAGTAGGTTTTACATTTAACAGCATTCCATATTTTAAAACTTCTTGTGGAGCATCTTTAAATATTTCGTCAAATTTATTTTTATCTGCTTTGCTAAACAATAATCTACTTTTTTTTGTATCTAACGGTGCTGTCTCTTTACTTTTAAATACTTCAGGATTATAAACTATAAATGCCGTTTCTCCCTCTACTGGAAAAGTATATGATTCCCACCCTAATTCTTTTTGAAATTTTTGAACCATAGCTTCATATAATCTTTGCCTATTTGGTTCTTTAGCCGTAAATGTTATTGAATTTAAATTGTCCTGTTTAATTATATCTAATACACTATTTGCTACAATACTAAATACCTTAATAGAATCTTTTGCCCCAACTTTACCAGTTATTTCAGTTGAGTCGTCTTCAATATCTCTGAAGGCTATAGCCATTGATTTAGGATCATTAACAAAAGCATCATCTTTTATTCCTTCCGTTGATTCTAAAATTTCGTAATCAAAATCATCATTTTCAAATAATGAAATTCTAAAGTTTCGATTAGCTACATTAAAATTATAAAATTTATTACCACTTAAAGGATTTAAAAGGTCAGGTGCCCATGTTCCATCACCCTTAGTGTTAAGGCTATATAATAATCTACTTCCTTTACCAGTTTCAATATCAGTTTTTTGTTGAGGAGTTAAATCAGCTTGTTTACGTATTTCTTGATTTGTTATAAACTTAGCAAGAACATTTATTATGCCCTTAGCCGTCTGAGCTTGTTTATCCCTTGGGCCAGCAGTTCTCGTTCCTTCAATAACACCTATAGCTTTCAGGACAGACCTATTGTCAATACCTTTATTTTTTTGAAAAGGAACTAATCCCGCTTTCTTTGTACCTCTTTCGAGTCTAGTATATAAATTTGTATCTTTTAATAAATTATTAGGCACACCAGTAGCAGTACCTATTAATCCTTCGCTTACTGGAGCGCCTTCTAATACAGCAGCATCAGGCAAAGCTTTCCTAACTGTATCAATGTTATTTTCTATAAATGAAATAACTCTATTTAATTCTGCTTGTGTAAAATTAGAAGATCCCTCAAATTTCTTAACCGGTATATCAATTTCTTTAGCAAGTGTTTGTTTTGCCCAGTTAGGCAATGTTTTAAATGTAAATTGATCTGGAGTTAATTCAGGTAGCTTTTCTGCTACTATATCTTCAAGTTCTTTTTGATTAGATTCACTAAGAACTTGTTTTTTAACTTCAATTAATTTTTCTGTAGGTTTTGTTTCTGCAACTTCAATTTCTACTTCAGGGGCAGTCTCTGCAGCTACTTGGACAGATTCAGTAATATCATCTATAAACTCTTCACCCAATACTCTACGTGATGCAGTTATAGCTCTTACTGGAAGATATTTATTTATATATGCAGCTAAAGGAACATTAGAAGCAGGATCATACGCTTGTATTAAATCAAGTATACCACCCGCGCCTGTTTCAATTTCATCAGTAAGTAATTGCCTATCAAAGTTTGGTGCGTTTTTACGCTGATCTACTATTTTATTAGTTATAGGTTTAAACTGCTCTATTATATCTAAAGCGCCATTAATACCTTTTTGTTCATATATTTCTTGAACTTTATTAGATGCTTCTTCAGATCTTGATTCTTTAATTACTGTTTCGACTTTTTTAGTAGCTGTATCTTCTTCTTCAGGTTGAGTACCTATAATTCGCTTTTGAGGAGCAGAACTTAATACATCTTTAGAAAAAGTTTGCACCATATTCCAGGCGTCTTCTGCTGTATTAATATTAAAATTATCAGCCTCATCTTTGCCTATTATAGAACCTACTATAGATTTAACATTATTAGCAAATCTTTGTAAAAAATTAAAATCTGTTTCTTTAATTATTTGCAAGTTTACCGCATCAGCTGTTAAGTTAATTAATTCTTCCGCTTGTGCCGTAGTTCCATTATATAAAGGAAGTCTGCTGAAAATTTCATTATACTGTTTTTCTGTTAACTCTCCACTTTCTTTTTTAGCTTTTAGCAGTTTTATATAATCATCTTTTATTTTATTATATTGTTCTTCTGTAAAGCCTTTTTCGGCGGCCATAGCATGAAAATATTCATGCAAAGCTGTAGATGGATTATTTACCGCAGCTCTTTCAATAATAGTATATTGATTTTTACTGATGCGATCAAATCCCCCATCAGAACCACTTTCCCAAATTTGATTAATTTGTTGCGCATCTTCTTTCGTAATTACACTTCCGTCATTTAATGTTAACAGTGTTTCGTCTGAATTAATAAAATCATTTATTGTTTCAGCTTCACTGCTTAAAACATTAACAACTTTGTTTGCAAGCTTATTTAAAGAATTATTTCTTTTTACCGCTGCATCGTTAACTTGATGTATTTTATATCCTCTATAAAAATCTCCTTCTTGTAATCCTTTAGGCTGCTGTAATTCTGTATTTACATTAGATTTTCTAAGTAAAGATATTTTTTTATCTTGATAGCTATTAAATTCTGATTCAAGATCTTTTCTAATTAAATCTTTACTAGTTTCGTCTAAGTTAGAATTAGCTATTTTTTTCCATCTTTCATTTACTTTTTTAGATTGCCTATCAGCTTCAAAAACAGCTTTTTGGTCAGCCTCAGAAAGCTTTAAAAATTGAGAAGCTGTAAAATCTTGGTTTAATGATAGCTCTTTAATTTTAGATCTTATAACACGAGCGGCTTCAGCTTTAGTGTTTATATCAGTATCTTCTGTAAAAGCACCTGAAAGACTATTTATTTCTTTTAATATTTTTTCAATTTCTTGTTTGTTTTGCTTATCTGTAATAACATCATAAGCGTAAGCTTTAGCCAAGCTCCCAGCATTAGCTACTTTAAAGCCATTACCAATAAAAAACCCTTGAGCGGCGGATTCCGTAACCCCATCAAGTACATTTTTATCTTCTCCTAATATAGTTATATCAGCTATATTTCCAATAATAGCATTTAAGCCCTCGCCACCCCCCTCGAGTGTGCCTCCTGTAGGTATATCTTTTATTGCTTGTTTAAAAGCTGGCCCGAAGCCTTCTTTGTAAAACAACGTATTAGCTGATTTTAAATCTTTTACTAATCTTACCGTAGTTAGCATTTCAGTTCCTACTTCTGCTGCCCCGTATATTCCACTAACGGCAAGTTTTTTTAAGTTGCTTACATTTAAGGCTTCATTATATTTATCTATTTCTTTTTTTATTTCAGCCTGCTCTAAAGGATCGTCTGACTTATCCTGTAATTCTAATAATTTAGGAAGTTGATTTTTAGCCTCTAAAGCTTCTAACTCAAATTGAGCCATTCGGCTTCCAAAACCAGATGCCCCAAATAAATAAGGAGCGGCGGCACCAGTGAATGCCATAACGCCGCTTGGCACAAAATTTACAAAACTATCTGACCCCCAGTTTACAAGATCTTTAAAGCTTGAAATACTTTCTACTGGTATAGCTTTTGGTAAACCTTCGGCAGATTCTTTCTGAAGTTTTTGTCGGTAATTTAATAAGTCTTTGGAGTAAGATTTTTCTTTTCCTTCTTCGGATTTAAGCATGTCTAACGGCACTGCTAAACCCAAAGCTATATCGGTAGCTGTTGTTTTTAAAACATTTTCTAGTTGATCTATATTACTATAAGATCTTTTAAAAGAATCTATAAACTCATTTTTTTTATTTAAAATAGCAAGATCCCTCAGCAAATCACTTTCCATTTGCTTAGTAGATTTTATAATTTCTTGAGATTTTTGTTTTGCTATATTATATTCATCTTCTGAATATGGAACGTTTTGCTTAACGCTTTCTTCATATTGAGAAATAATATTATTAACAGAATCTATATTGGAGTTTATTTTAGAAGCTAATTCATTAGTAGTATTAAGTAAAGCATCTCTAAGTTTTGTTTCTTGATTAAGTAATTGCACACGTTTATCTTGTGCAATATCTTCCATAAAATCTCTTCTGTTATTTTCAATTTTTTGTTTTATTTCCGCGTCTTCTAATATAATAGGTTGTACTTTTCCGGTTTGTTTATATAAATTATATTCTTCTCTTTCAGCAGTTTTAAATTGATCTTTTTTAAATCTATTTATTTTTTCTACAGTTGCTTTTTTATTTTCAAATTCAATATCAATATTACTTACTTTATTAAAATCATCAATAATTTTCTGCGATTCTTTTGAAGTTATAATGGGTGGAATATATTCTGTATCTGCAACGGTACCAGTTTTAATCTTTGGTAAATCCGATGAAATAACTACCGGCTTGGAATCCGTAACGGTAGGCTCGAGTGCTACACTTTCCTCCACAGGCGCACTCTTTATCTCCTGTGAAGGGGTTTCCTTTCCCTCCTTATCGGGGTCGGGGGTAATTGCTACCTCTATAGCATCTGGAAATTTGGCAATAAAAGCTTCGTAATCTTTTTTTCCTTTTTCGTTATCAGGAAATTCAAAATTATTGCCGTTATGATTTAATTTTTTAAACATGTTTTAGTCTGTTTTAATTTGACCAGTTAGATAATCTTCAAAACCTTTATAATCTTCAGCTTCAGTTGGTTTAGGCACGAATTCATTTGCTCTAGCCCTGGCTTTTGCAAGTAAAAGATCTACTACATACTGCTTTTTTTGGGATATACCTTTAAATTTTGGATCTTTTTCTGTTAATCGCTTAATATAATTAACAAAAATACCTGGCTGATTTAAATCCCACAGCTCAGGGGTTATAATCATGTTACCATCCGCATCTTGCTCTTCTACTGATACTGTAACTATATTTGTTTTAGGGTCAAAAATAGCTGTCTCTCCCGTAGCCTCAGCCCAAGCAACCCCTAAATCTTGCATATATAAGTTGAACCTATTTTCCGCTTGTATTTCTGGGGGGGCGGTGTCTTCATCTACAGTTTTTACGGATACTATATGATTTTTAGGTAATAAATTTCTTAATCCCCAATCTTGAAAAGTATCAAGAAAAGCTTCATAACTCTCTTTAGTAAATGGTGATCCTTCAATTGGAAAATTCTTACTACCAGGCGGGGGGTACCCTAGTCTATCTTTACCTTTTAGAACGTTAGCCCATATACTTTGTGTATCATTTGGATTGGTTAAAATACCTTGCGCCACAGGACTTAAAATTTCCGCAGCTACTAAAGCTTCTAATTGATCCCTTGACATTTTATTATATTCATCTGATAATTTACTAGGATCTTTAGGATTAAGTATGCCTTTATCTATAAGTTTCTTTTTTGTATACTCAGTAATTTTAGGTGTTATAGGGGGTCTTGTAGTTAAAAATTCTGCAGCATTAAATGATTTTGGTGGTTTTACACCTAAAGGATCTGCTATTATTAATGTTAAATAGTCATTTTCGTCAAATCCATAATCTACAGCTGACAAACCAGAAGTCCAACCTGTGCCGTAATCAATAAAATCGTTATAATTTTCAAACCCACCTTCTACAGACCAACCGCCTTCTTGGGCTCTAGCTGTTAAATTATTATTTGATTCAAAATATTCCACAAATTTTGGCCTATTTTCTGCAAAATCTAATATACTATTTAATTTATTTTGAGTAGAATCATAATTCTGAAGAGCAATCTTTTTTTCTTCTGTAGATTTTGCGTTAATAACTGCTTCAGAATACATAAAGGCATCATCTAAGGTACTCATATATAATTCTCTTTCTTTTTTATTTGCACTAACTTTATTTAATTCCCTGATTGCTGTATTCCTAAAGTCAACAAGTTTAGTACCCATATTGACATCTGCTTCCTCCCTCTTTTTAAGTTCAGCATTTCTTACGGCACTTTGCTTTTCTAAAAAACTTACGGTATTATTAGCAATAATCTTAGACATATTTGTCCAAGCAGAAGAAGTATCAGTTATAACTGTTTGTGGATTTTCGTATGCTCCCATTTTTTTTATTTATTTTATTACGATTTAGCCTCCATATATGATGAGGCAATACCAGATACCCCCGCTATGCCGCCGGCGATTGCGTTAGCACCTTGTTCTCTTGCGGCGGCTTGTGCTTGTTGTTGACCAGTTATTTGTGCCTGTAATCTATTTAGTTGCTGTTCGGTTCTTCTATCTTCTTCTTCGTAAACATATTTTCTGCCAGCAACATCAACCTCTTGTAACCTTCCAGCTTCTCTAAATTCAGCATCCTGAACTCTTAGTGCTTCCGCCATTTGCTGTTGTTGCAAGGTAGCTTCTCCTTGAGCCCTTAATTTTTCATTATAAGCTTCTTGGGTTTCAATACTAGCGGCTACACCTTTTTTACTAGCTAATGCCGCTTGAGCAAGTGCAGTAGCGCCCCCTGCACTAGCGCCTGTGGCAGCTAATATGTCTAAGGTATTAGCAAGAGCAATATCACTTTGTTCCATTTGAATTTTTGAGGCTTGTGTTGCAACCCCTAAATTATCATATGGATTATCAATCATTCCGCTTAAATCTTTTATTTTATCTGAAAGATCTTTAACTCCTGCATAAGGATTTATTACAGGAGACCTTTGTTTTTCTGCTGCAGCCATTTCGGTCCGAAGAGCTCTTTCTTTTCCTTCTGCTTGTTGTCTAGCTTTTTTTGCTTGATTAGCGCCTATTAAACTACCTCCTATGGTTGCGATACCACCAATTATTGCTGCTCCTGCTATAAATGCCATAATTTTACTATTTGATTTTCTAGTTCTTTAATATCTTTAGTGTTATCTGGATTTTTATGTACATTCATAAAAATAGATTCTTCTAGTGCTATAATTGTTCTCTTAGCACCTGGCTTTGAAATTGTATAACAAGGTGCCTCATGAATAATTGTTTCGTCATGCTCTTTAATTAATACTTTCCCAGTTAATAAAAACCAGACGTGTTCATGCTTATGTTCCGCACCAACTACTATTTGATTTTTTTGCATAACCATTTTTCTTAAATATATTTGATCTGCAAATTCATGGGTAACTGGTATAAAATCCCCGCAATCAACAATACCACCATTGTTGTGCATTATAATATTATTATTTTTAGTCTTTATTAATTTCATAAAATTTAATAACTTGATTCAACATATTCCGAAGATACAGCAAATAATTCTTTTGGTCCGCCATAATTTGTAACAGAATCAGTAGACATTGTTACCGTTACGAAATACCCTTTTATACCGCTTAATTGATTGCCATAAATAATTTCGCCTGGTGCCGCAACACTATTATTTACTAAATTAGCAAAATATTTATTTTCTTTTCTATCAAAGCCAGCTCTATTTATAGGTGGTGTTAATTGCGATGGAAATTGATTTCCAAAGTTATCATAAGCACCTTGATTATAACTATATATAGCGGCTGTTTTATCTTGAGTATTGGTTGTAGCATAAGTATTAAATTCTCCGTCTGTATTTACAGAACTAATACCAGTAAAATCTGAAACATATGAATCTACTTCCCAACCGTTACTTCCTTCGTAATTGATTGTTTTAAACACTTTTGACATGCTTACATTAGGATTAAATATAAATTTAATCGATGCATCGTAAGTTGTGCCGTAAAACTGTGCTCTATTAACATTTTGACTATAATGCAAGTACAATCCTGCATTCTTATTGGCTTTAGTGCCATTGTCAACAGTATAAAATAAATTTTTCAAACTAGTACCTAGTGCTGGCTTATAGCTAAAGAAGCTAGTCCAACCTTTTACACTTTCGTCAAAAGCTAAAGTTTTATAACTATCAGTATTTGTAGGCTGTAAAGAAACAACATATTGTTTATTATAAATATCCCACATTCCAACTGCTTTTCCTGGTCCTAATTGATAACTGTCTAAAGCACTAAATTGATCTCTAAAGAAATCAATCATTCCATAATTAGATATTTCTGTTATACCATCTTGAGATAATCTTAATACAGCGTTTCTATCTTTATCAGTAAAGTATTTTCTATAACCATAAACCGCAAAGCTTTCTGGGTTTCTACTAATACCAAAATTTCCAGCATAAGCTCTGACAGGTCCTATAACAACTTGCCCTGTAGTTGTTAACCCAGCACCTTCAGCGGTATAAATAGCGTCTTTATCTATAAGAGCATTACTAACTTTATTTTCTTGAAATATAATAAGGTTAGTATCTTCTGCATACAATTTTTGTATAGAACCGTTAGCGGGGTCTAAACTTCTTGTTATATCTTCACCTACTGAAAATTCATTAGTATTATTTACCCCTGTAGTTGAATTAAATATACCTGAATATATTAAAGAATTAAACCTTATAGAAGCTTTTGGTTCATCTTCAACTAAATATGCTTTAGCCCCATATCCAGCAGCGGTATTATTATAACCTCCTCTGATTCTAGCTTCTTCTATAACCCAGTTTTTACTTGTTTGAGCATCGGCAATAGAAACATTTCCGCGATTATATCCTCCTATAGCCTGGGGAATGCCATTAGACCCATTCCAAACCGGTTGGTCCGAAACGTTTATAGTCTTTCTTAATATAAAGCTATTAAAATATTTTACTTCTATTACTGCTGACATACGTATTATTATTACTTATTTATTGCATAAATTACTGTGGTTTCCCAATATCAGATGGGCTGACGGCTGGCTGAGCATCCCCCATACTTTTTAACCCATCACTATTAAAATACGCCGCCCATTTTCTATTAATATTTTGTTGGCCCTGGATTGTGCTTTGAAGGGCTCTTGGAAACGAAAAGTCATTACCATATTTAGCGCTTATAGAGTTATTATCAACTGCCCTATAACTATACCAACCTGCTCCAGCTGGGGGAGTCCAAGGTTGTGTTAATTCTATATCTGTATAAAATTTGCTTACATATTTATAAGCCCATTCTCTAGCATATACAGGTTTTATAGCGGCTAACTTAGTGGCCTCTGTTGCATCTTGATTATTTAAACTACTAACTAAATATTGAAAAACATTTTCAGAACCATAATTAGCTGGATAATAAAAATCACCAGATGTTAATGTTAAGCTTATCACGCCGTCTTCCGTGTAGTATTTATATTCTTCGTTAGAAGGACAAAGAGGCCCAGATCCTAGCACAATATCTTGACCTTCCCCAACATTATTACTGTCAAGTCCCCAAGGGTACCTAGCAATCAATCTATAATCGCCATATTTAGCTGGCGGGTTGTTATATAATGATTGTTGGCTTTGCCCAATAGCAAATACTTTTCGGGCTATTGTGGTTATAGAATTAGCTCCTTCTGTAGGTAAAGGTTGCAATATTGATTCTAAACAATCATTATTACTAATATTTGTAGTAGTAGGAAATGTATTAACATTACCACCATTAAAATCTACAGCTGTTATGTCTTCTGTCATAACCCCCGATGCATCAATATCTAAATTAGGATCCAGAGTAACTTTATAGTCATTGCCCTGCGTACCACCAAATTTAATTTCATTACCTTCAATATCAATAGCTTGCTCCCAATTATTAGGATAACCAGCCCCGCTGGGGTCTCTAAATTGTAAATATATTGGGTATAATGCAAAAGGAAAAGTATTTACATAATTCCCTTCATCAAAGGGAAATTGGTCTAATCGTAACTCTAAAGCTATAAATGCAGTGCCTTGAGATAACCCCCCGGTACCACTATTTGATCCCCTAGATTGTGCATTAGAATTTTTAAATGTCCAGCCACTACAATTAGGAGCGGGCAATTCAACATAATCATTAGTTGTAGTTAAAGCTAAACCTGGATATGGCGCTCTTATGTCTACTGTACCGGAGGCAGAGCCAGGTAATGGGGTAGAATCCACCGCATTGGTGTTATCATTTACCCAATAAAAAGCTCCTGAATCCCCAGAACCATAAGATAAAAAATAATCTTCCTCCTCTCCAAAGCCTTCATTAATTGGTATTTCACCAATTCCAACTTTACTTGTAATAGTATCAGTTAATCCGCCAGCATCTTGAACAGTTACTGTTATTATGTATTGTCCAAATAATTCTTCTGAAATATTTAATTCACCTGTGGTTGGATCAATAGACATTTGAGAAGGGTTACCTGATATACTCCAAGTTAAATTATTAGAATTTAAAGTAGGGCTTGCTGAACCATTTGTTGCTGTATATGTAAAAACAGGATTAGAAGCAGTTGGGTCAAAATTTACTACAGTACCATTCGTTATTGTAGGTGCTACATTACCTAAATTTTCTACTAGCTCAGCAATTACAAGGTTTCCTTCTGTTTTTTCATAAAAAGAAAAATAATACACTTCGTTTATAGAAGCATTAGGGCCATAATAAAAATAATCTGTAGTTATTAGCTCATATGTATCATAAGTTGCTGGATCTAATGGATTATATGGATCTCCATTGGCTGGTATTTTAAGTAAACTAAATTTATTTATAGTATTGCCATTTATATCAGTTACGGATACACCTAAATCACTTGTTTGCAGTGGTTCTTGTGGTATTTCATTTTCCCCAGCTTCATCTATGGGAGCAAATCTCCCAGCTATAGAAGTATTTAAAGGCACTGCTTCAGTCAAATTCCATGCAAACCCCAGTAACCCCGCTACTTCATTAGTTCCCGTTGTAATAGCCTCATTAAGTTCTGATATTAAACCAGTTGTAGAGGTTTCCCAAAATATGTCAAGTCTAGAAATAACAGGCTCAGTTTCATAAACACCTAACAAAAAGTTATATGATCCACTGGCAACTGGTAATGATCCAATAGGATTATTTGGGTTTCCTTGAGTTACTCTAGCTAAATATGGATTAGAGCTAGTTTGATAAATATCAACATAAGAACCTGTAGTAATAATACTATTTTCTTCCCCAATTGTATTAACTGTATTTGAAGATGGTAATATTATGCTAGCAGTAGTTGGTGTTATACTATCTATTTGGCCTGGATAATATTGCTGATTATAGCTAGGAGTGGTGCTTCTGTTTGGTGTTACTCTACCAAAAAGCTGTATACTACTTCTATATTGCTTTTGATCTGGCCCAACCTCTGCAAGATCTCTTGGTACTTTATTTATATTATCGTTTATAAGAGTTATAAATGACGTAGTATTTTGAGGATCTGGTGGGGATGCAGGTGCTCCAGGATAACCATTTAATATCCCACCTAAGTAAACATTGTAATACTCTTGTTCAAGTTGCTTAACAACTATTTTATAAGAATACCAACCTAAAGGATTGTAATTTGAACTATTTGGATTACCATTATATAATCCAGGCGCTCCAGTTACAATGCTTTTATTTGATTGTATTGGAGAATCAAATCTTACTTTTAAAGAATCTCCTGGCCATGAGGAAACAGGGGGTGAAAAAATTGGGACTTCCCCTAAATTACCAATTCTATATGGATTATATACTGTTGATGCTCCATATAATACATCTGATTCAGATAATCCAACAGTAGTAGAAGATAATATAGTAGTAGATGATCTTCCATATCTATCAGAAAGTACAACCCCAACCTGATAGTTTCTATTTTGTTTTAATGTATGATTAGGATATTCAATTATACTAGTAGTATTCTCAGGGGGGAAAGTATTTTCTATATTAAAATTAGATTTTGAAGAGATACCAACATCATAATTTAATACAGTGGGTGGGGTGTGTTTATCTTGATAATTGCCATATACAACTCTATTACCAATTATTTCTTGAGATAAAGCTTTAACAGGCACTTTATCATATACTCTTATTAAGGTGCTATCAGATAATGTTTTAAATGGTTTTTTAGCCTGATAATCATATTCAACATAACTATTTGTGCTAAGCGCTATTTCACTCTTAAGTATAGTATCTACTACATATAATGCCTGGGAATCTGATTCTTTAAATATTATATCTATTTCGCTAATATTAAAATTAGAAATAAATTCAGATCCATTATTAGCGGGGATAGGTATTTGTAAAAGTATCTGATTTACTTTATTTTGCATAAATTGTACAATAGTACTTCTATAAGCACTTTCTTCATCACCATTTAAAAAATACCCATCTTGTTGAGGTATAAAAAGAGCTTGTGTAAATGGCGCAAGTATAGAATATTCACCACCATTAAATTTAAATCTATAAGTAAATCTTATAAATTTATCTTCTAAAAAATCAGGATCACCCCCGTATGAAGGATTATAATATGGATTAGCAGTAACACCATCTGGCAAAAATTCACTTACTACATCATACATAGTTGTTTCGTAAGCTCCTGCGGCAGCTTCATCTAAACTTACTTTATAAAGTTCTATTGGCTGATATGGATTATATTGAGATACAGAAACTAAGTCTTCATTAGTGTAATAAACACCCCCGCTAGCGCTTCTTCTGGTAACATTTATTCTACGTGGTTGATTTCTATTATCAGTAAAGAATAATAAATTTTCAAGCATATTAACACCTGTAATAGGGTTAGTAGTAGAAAAATTTAAAAAAGCTCCTTCCGCTAATTTAACGGTATCTCCATTTAATACATTGTATTCATATATAAAGTTTTGAGCAGAAGGATTATAAGTTGGATTTGTAATATAAGCGCTATCAGTATTATTAGTAAGGAATAAATATATTGTATTTTTAGCGGGGTTTGTAAACTGCCCTATAACCTGTATACCGGAAACGGTTAAAGTTTCAAAATCTTTTATAAGTTGATTACCTAAAACATTTTCTAAAGCGCCTACATCAGCACCTTGTGATTTACTAACCTGTATATTAAAGCCTTCTCTGTATTCCCCTGATGGTACTAATCTATCATCAAGGTCTTGATTCATTTTAGACCCTATAAAAGCATTTTTAACTTCTGCCATTTATTTAACTTTTAATCCATTTAGATTTATTTCTCATTATTTGCGCTATTTCGTCTAATTTAATATTAGACAATCTAATTTTAGCGTTTCTAGTAGCAGCAAATTTTTCTTTTTTATATCTATTTACTATGTATTCAGGAGTATTAATTTTAGAGGATAGTATTGCGTGGTTTAAATAAGCATAAACAGCTTCTTCAGCCATTTTAGGTATTCTCATGTCTTGATTATATGCAACTCCGTCAGATATATATTCCAATATTATTAGAGCCCCGTTTAAATTACTTGAAAAAGCCATACTACCCTCTCTATCGTTTATAGTAAACCATCCGTTGAATTGAGATATTTCTGGATTCATCCCATAACGTTGTCCTAAAAGGCCATCAGCAAATTGATAATTATAAAAAACAGATTGATCATAGGCTGCATTATTAAAATTACCAGTAATTAATTTATCGTTTGCATTGTCCCAGCGTTCTTCGGTTATTGAAGTAGCTCTAACATTCTCATTAAAATTATCTTGTATAGGATCTCCTGTATAATCTTGTGGTAATATTTCGTAAGGATTTGAAGTAAGTGTAGTTGGATATATTATATGTTTAACACCTTGCTGGTCAATCCAAGAGGTTTTTACATAATTTACATAATCTTGTGGAAGAGGAACTGAAAGATTTGGAGGAATTGTTAATTCTTGAGATTTAATACTTTTTAAAGTATCGTAGCTTAATTCCTGTAAAGCACGTTTAGCGTGGAAGATAACATCAGTTCTTTTAACACTAGGTATAAGTTTCCCAGCACCAACATAAGCAACTATAAAGTTATTTATTAAATCAGAAATTTTAATATACGCATATCCCCCATAGTTATCTTCTACAGTATTGCCATAAGCATCCTGATTTCCATAAACACCACCATCTTGTCTTTTTAATTGTACAACAAAATAGTCGCCTTCGGGTAATTGTGTTTCTAATGTTATAACATTATCAACAACAGTATATGGGGCTATGTATTCAATATAACTGCTCCCAGCTCCTGTAGTACTTGAGTATACTTTAAAATTGTTTTGAGCATAACCAGCAGATGAAGGATCATATCCTCCAAAAATTAACTTAGTATCAAAAGTAGTAGTATATGAAAGTTGAGTACCATCAGCTATAAAACTTTGTGCCCCAGCGTAATATTGTCTATTTGTTTCGGTTATTAAACCTCCATTGGGTATTGCCATAGCTTATTAACTTTTTTGATTTATTTCTTCTTTTTGAATTTGTTGGCCAGCAGCTTGAACTATCTGCGGGTCTCTTATTATTATACCAGAGTATTGTAATATTTTTAAAATAACTTCTGTTTGCTCAGATTCTTGTAATTCAAAATTTACCGAAGTTTCATTATTATGTATATATTGCCCTAAAGTACCTACATTAAATCCCCATACTACATCATTGGGTTTTCTAACATAATCAACAACTATATTACTTGTTATTGTTGCTGGCTGAATAAATAATTTATTATTTTCATATAAATATACAGGGAAATCTTCTGTGGCTTTTGTTAGTTTTGATTTTTGTATATTATAAAAATCATTTCTTTGTAGTCTTTGTACTTCCGTAATATCTTTGTATATTACTTCACCTAGTCTGTAAAATGAAACAATAGTTCCGTAAATATCGGTTGTTGGTAAAGTAAAATATTGTTGACCTGGGGTTGAAGTATTATCGTAAACTGCATTCCCAAATGTTTTAAATATAGATATTTTTTCATCAATATTTTCTACACGGCTTGCATATGTATCATCAGTTTGAGGAACCCTTAATTGTTGATTTAAGTCTTCAAAATACTTTTCAAATATTTCAAGCTGTACCTGAGTTCCTAAACTATTAAACTCGGCGGGAGGTATATAGCCTCTTTGTTCTTTGTTTAATATGTATAAAACTGTTTGATATACAGTGTTTACGTTTATTGCCATTGTTTATTTATTATTAATTATAACAGCTAGGCCGCTTTTAATACGACCTAACTATTATAATATTACATGTTAATATAGTTTTTTCTCTATTGATTTATAAACTTCTACACCTTCATCAGTTTTAAGGTAAGAAGCAAACGCAGAAAATGGATTTTCATCAAAAGGAACAATCATTAATCTTTTATCATTTGAAGACCAATGTATGCTTCTTTGGTCCGCTGATAAATAAATAATATTAGCTTCGCTAGCTTTAATTGCAAAATTTCTTAATTCCACATTCTCGTCATTAGCTAAATTTAAGAACAAGTTAGGGTTTTTCTTAGCAAATAGCAATAAATCCCTTTTGATCTCCTTAGAAGTAAGATCTGCTACCTTAGATCCGACCTCAACTCTTAATATTGCTTCCATTTGATCTATCTCCATGTTCATTGCTGCATTTAGCGCATCAACCTCACTTAATAAATCTTCTAAATCATCCTCAGCAATTTCAATTTGATCATATTCATAATATAATACATCTTTTTTAGGGTGATATAAAGAAAGCAATTTTTGTAAATTTTGTTTTTCTTTAGGAACAAATAATGAACCGTTTTTAAACATTATATGGCCTAGTGTTACTTCACCTTTTTGCTCGCTTACAAATGGAGAATTTTGATTAGTTGCATATCTAAGCTCCTGTTGTTCACCATTTTCTTTATTGAACCAAAGCATTGGCCATCTTTGTGAATGTTTAGATTGAATTGTGTATGTTATAGGTTGATGTGCACCTTTTAACAAATAAGTTCTATCTTTAATTTCCCATTCGGGTTTTGTAGATTTTACTGGTGTTTTAGCAACAGCTTTTTCTTTTACTACTTGAGGCGCAACCTCAATATTTTCTACTGCTGGGTTAGCTTTTTTAGCCATGATATAATATAATTAAATAATTAATAAAAATGTAAAGTAAGGGGCACCACTACGATACCCCTTATCCTTACAATAATAGTCTATGCAGAAGCTGTAAACAATACGAAATTGTTTGCACCTTGAGTAACAAGACATCTTTCAGATAGGAAGTGTACTTCCATAGCATCAAGCGCTGAAGTATAAGCACCTCCAACAGAACCAGTAATCCAAGATTTCATTCTTCGATCATCAGCCTGAGAAGCTCTATACCTTACATGCAAGAAAGGTCTACGGATATTAGTTCCTAGGATTTGGTCATAAACAGTTGAAGTACCTGCAGGAATCAAAACTCCTTCAATACCAGAAACTGCTACTGCACCTCTTGTAGAAGCATCATTTAGATATTTCCAGTCTGTCTTATAGAAATCATAAGATCCTCTGCGGAAGCCACTAAATCCAAGATTCAATGCCATTTCTTCAGAGTTTTCAAACAATCCATAAGCAGTACCGCCTTGAGCACCATCAGAAACACCAGCTAGCATTCCGTCAATATCAAGAGCAAGTCCTCTATTAACAAAAAGCATGTTTTCTTCAATAGCCCCTTGAGTATCTAAATTTTTCAAAATGCTGTCAAATTCAGTAAGTCCGGTAGCTCCACCACTAAAGTTATTAAGAACGTTACCTCTTGATTGAATAGAAGCAAAAAGCCCTTCAGTACCTTTTACAGTCAACGTAGAAGTTCCGCTTACTAGCTCACCTTCAACAACTGCCATTTCTAGATAGTCTTCAAAACGTAGTCTTGTTTCAGACTCAGCTTTTAGATACCATAGAAATCCAGAAGTTCCATCTTCAGTAGCAACTTCAACCCATCCGATTTGCGCAGCATCTGATCCAGAAATTGCATATTTATCTTTAATGATGATAGGTGAATTGTTATACTGAGTAAAAGAAGGAGTGATAGAACGCTCACGACCGTCAGCAGTTCCTTTCTTAAATTCAGAACCGTAAACGAAAATCTTACCAGTTGTCAATCCTGTAAAATCAATTTCAGAACCACCACCGGTAGCAACTAGATCTCCCTGAGTATAAGGCTTAACAGTTAAAGTAGCCAAAGTAGGAGAAGTATCAACACTAGTTTCTACAAAACACTTTAGTTCTTTTCCTGTAGCAGGATCCATAAGAACAATAGTATCATTTGCAGAAATAACGTTTGCTACAAAATTAGGTCCAGCAGCAGCATCCAATACGAATGTTAAAGTGGTTCCAGTTGCAACAGTTACATTATCATAAGCAACGTGTAGTCTATTTTGCTCAGACCATACAACTTGATCAGAAGTCATGGGCATTTCTGCACCAACCATTCTTAAGAAGCCAGATAGAGTTCTGTTACCATATCTTTCTACTTCTTGCTCGTAAATTTCGGGTAAATACTGTTGAGCGAAATCATTAGTGCCATCTGTAAAGCTTAGATAGTTATCGCTAAGTATTTGTTGCTTTTGACTTGGTTTAATCGAACCAAAAGCAGGTAAAACATTTGCCATTTTTAAATTTTTTTAATTAGTTAAATCTTTTTGTTTTTATTTTTAGTTTACTAGAATCAGCTCCACTAATAGCCCTAACCTTTAATCCATTAATAAATACATCACCGCCGGCCGTTTGTCTTGGCTCAGTTGTAATGTTTTTAGTTTTAGCAATCTGTTCTTTAATAGCATCGGCACGGCCCTGCTCATAGAAATGATTTACAATTTGGTCAGTATTCCTAGCGGCATAGAGAGCCTTGTGGTAACCTCCAGGGTCTTGTAATTCACCTTGATCGTTTAAGAACGTCTCAACGAACTTTGATAAATTTTTCTGGCTGTCAGACACGGCAACAGGATCTTTTACAGAATACTTAAATTTTTTAGTTCCTACATTAAAATCGAAACCTTCGAAATTGTTGGAAAAATAATTATCAGTAACCTTTTCAAACCTGTTTATAATAGACTTTCTACTTTGTTCTTCTTGATTATAGCGATTGAAAAAATCCATAGCTTTTTGTTGTTCTTGAGTAATACCAGGTCTTAATTTAATTTCCTCATAATACTTACTCTTTGTTTCTTCCAAAAAGTTTTTGGCTTTTGCAACCTCTTCTTTAAACGCAATTTTCTTTTTGCGTATATCCTTATCCTCATCTATTTCTTCATCATAAGAAAAATCATCCAATAAAATATCGATGTCTTCTTGATCTAAATGAGGTTTTGTTTGTTTATAATATTCTTTTAATAAAGTATTATTATCAACGTTTGAATAATCCGCATTTAATCTTGCATAATCCTGGACTGTACCACCTGTTTCTTTCATAAACTTAACAAGTTTATCTATTCCTTCTGGTAATTCAGGCGCTTTTGTTTCTTCTAATACTTCTTTTTGTTCTGGTTCAGCAAATTTTGTTTCATTGCTTTCACTCGTTTCGGCTTCTACTAATTTTATAGGAGACTCTACTTCTTCTTTTTGACTTTCTTTGGAAGCAACTTGCTCTTCGGCGTTTCCTTCTCCCATTTTTTTGCCATCTCCGGATTGGTTAGATACATCCACCTTCTCTGTGCTTGACTCTTGAACGGCATTTTCTTCTGTTTTTTGTTCATTAGGGATTACCACTTTGGTAACTTCTTCTTGTACTTTATCTAGTGGTTCTGAGTCTTTTAATTCAACTTTTGTAATTTTTTGCTCTTGCACTAAATTTTTTGGTTTTGTGGGTTTTTTCATTTTAAATTCCCCCTCTTGTCTTACTTGTACTTCTGCCATGATATAATAATATAAAATTAATTAATAAAAAAATTTACCTTGGTTCAAATTGCTCTAATCCAAACCCACCTAGATTATCATTACCTGATGATTCAAAATCTTTAGGTAATAGATCGTTTTTTCTTTGATCTATAAGTTCAGACTGTTGAGTTCCTTGAATTTTAACTCTTTGATCTTTACGGTCTTCTATTTGTTTTTCTTTTGCTGCTTGCGCGTCTGCTTGTATTTGGGCAAGCCTCATTTTATATTGGAACTCTTCACCCATTAATTGTTTTTTAATTAAAGCTTCTTGTTCCATTTTATTTATTTCAAATTCAGACTTTGCTTTTTCAATTTGTACTTTTGTTTCAGCTAGTGCTTGTTGTTTTTGTACTTCAGCCAATGCCGCCGCTTCAGAAGCTTGTGCATTAGATTGGCCTTGTGCTTGAATATTAGCTAATTGAGCAGCTTGTTGTTGTTCTGCTCTTTTAGTTCTTCTTAATTTTAATACTTGATTAGCCAATTTAATATTTCTTATTTCTCTAATATCAATAGCATCTTCAAGATTAATAGAATTCTGTTGTAATGAAACTTGAATATTTTGTTCAAGTAATGCCTTCTCTTCAGCATCTGGTTCTAATTCTAAAAATATACCAAAATTATGTATATCTAAACTTGCAATTTCTTCTAGCGTTTTTACGTTAAAAGTATTAATACTACTTAATAACGCTTCTTTGGTTAAAGGAAATTGCAAAGCATCATTTACTCTAAGACCAATATTTTCTGCGTTTCTTATAGTAATATACATTAAAGCTTTTAATATATGTCTAACAGCTACATTTGAATTTGCTGCAGCCATTTTTTGCAAGCCAACTAAAGCATTTTTATCGGGAGAACTACCATCTACAGCTTCATTTAATCCAGTAGTATCTCTTATCATTTGTAAATAATATTGATAAGTTTGAATTAAAGCAGAAATTTTAGACATACCATTTGAAGTCTGTAATTCTTGAATTGGTACTTTGCCTCTATTTAAATCTCCCTCTTGTGTTAATGAGCGCCCAACAATACTACCAGTTTGGAAATACATATTCAGCGCTTCTGCAGGATTATAATTGGTTCCATTACCTAAATCAACTTCGGCTAGCCCGTCCATGTCTAAATATACCCCATCTGGTACAACTCTAGATAAAACTTGTTGTAGCTTTAAATGAGTTAATTGAATCATATCTGCAAAAGAAGTTATCTTGCTTACAACCGAATCAATTCTTCCCTTATATAATCTAGGCGCACAAATAGAGTAATTCATGTTAACCTTAGTAACATTGCCATAAGGGCGGGTCATATTTTCTGATAAATTCCATTCTAATATTTTAGGCATTCCTAAAACTTTAGCCCCTGTATATAATACTTCAATACTTCTGCTAATCCTTTCAAAATTATCGCTTTCAGGCGGATTAAATTCATCATTTTTTTCTAATACTTTTTCTAAACCTTGATCAGTGTATTTTAATTTAAATACTTGGTTAGCATAAGTTTTATATTCAAAAAATAATATAGAAACTAAATTATCATCATTATTACCACTATAATTTCTTACGTAATTACTATAATTACTTGGCCCTCTATATTTTTGAATTTCTTCTAATTCAGAACTAGTTAAATTAGGAAATTGTTTTTTTACTTCAGAAAGACTTAGGTTTTTAACTTCTCCAACATAATATATATCGTCAAAATTAGGATCTTCTGTATAAGAATAAACAAGAGCCGCGGGGTCTACATAATTAACTTTTATACCCTCAGATAAATTAAAACTTGTTTTAGAAGCACCTATTCCTAACACAGTTAAATCATATGCTATTTTTCTTTTTGTTTCTTGATATTTATTAAATTCAAAAACATTATTTATAACTTCCTCCTCTGCTATTTCAATGCTTTGCTTGTAATCTAACTGCAACATTACATCTAATTCTTCTCTTGTTGCGGGTAAAGCTTTTGGATCAGCACTTGCATAAAAATTTTGGCCTGTAGCTTGATTTAATTTTTCAATATATTCCCTATTTTGAATATCGCGCATTGCTCTAAAAGCAAACTGCGTTCTCTCTTCTAAAGCAAATGGATCGTTTGCGAAAGCTTTAATTTCATAACCTTTGTCCACCATTCCATTTACTATAATATCAACAAACTTAGGTATTATAGGTACTATTTTCCAATCTAAATTTAAATAAGACAAATCACCATTTATAGATAATTCATCTTTATATTTCTGAACAGATTGTTCGCCCCTAGCGTATAATCTAAGGTTATGGTAGTTTTGAAAATTTTGTAAATAACGGTCGCCGCCTGTGTCTTGCCTAAACCATTCATTTTCAATAGCTTGCCCCACTTGTAGCCCATAGTCGTAACTATTTTTTATTTCGTCAGATACCACTTGGTCCGGAAATGAACTATTGTAATTTGTATAAACCATTTATTTAAATTATTTTTGACGTAACTCCATCGTTATTATATTTTCTTATTTGCAAGCTTACTGGCTCAAACGTTCTTTTAGAAATTGGTGCATATCTATTTTTATTACAAGCCATAATAGCTAATCCAGAACTAATAGAAGCATCGTGCTTTGTTCTGTTATTTAAATTAAATTTAGCCCAATCATTTAAAGTTCTAATAAAATACATATTTCCGTAACTATCATTATTAAAACCCACATGGTCATTAATATAAGTTTCAATTGCGGCGGCATGGGATTGTTTCATGTCTTCACTAGAGTTCGGTACGCCACCTATTTCTCTTTCGGTTACAGATAATTTATTATATACTTTGTCGGGTCTATTCATTGAGTAACCCCTATAACCTCTTCTTTTAATATAATATAATAATCTAGGTTTATTATTTTCTGCTAATATTGGCATACCATAAAAAACTAAAGCCATTAAAACATCTTCAAAAAATATTTCAGTATTATCAGGTCTAGCAATATATTCTAAAAAAAATTGGTTTGGCGGCACATCAGCCATAGTAAATTTTGTTAACCCATGCAAAGCCCCTTTTGATCCTCTCCCATCTACTGTACCCGATATATCGTAACTATCACATCCAAAAGCCCCAAAGTCTTCATTGCCGGGGTATTTTATACCATTTTTTATAATAACTTTATTTTGCAAATGATACGGAGGTGTCCACGTAATAAAAAACCTACCATTTTTATTTGGCATAAAAATTACTTTAGTATCTTTTATACCATTTTCCCATTGAAAATTACCCTGAGTAACTAAACCACTATATTTAGCTTCTTCAACATAATCTATTTGTTCATATATTTTTGACAAATTAAACAATGATTGTTTCGCTTCATCCCTAAAGGCGTGTTCTTGTGTTCTTGGAAATTGTCTATAAAATTCATTTAAAGCATCTTGATCGGATTTTAATCCTTCTACTTCATTTTGCCAGTACTCAATTACCCCAGTGTCAATCCATTGGCCATCAATCCCTTTGACTTTTTCATCAGGGGTGTCGAATACAGGTAATCCATACATGTCAATGAATCCTTCGTAATTCCATTCCATAGGTATGAACAAACTATATAGTCCTGTACTAGTCTGTCCATTGCGGTTTCTTTTTGTAACATCCGAGCCATTATAAAGTTTTTTAAAGTTTTCACCTCCTTTATCTAACGCATTTGATGTAGATCCCATCATACACTTACCAACTATCTTGCTTCCTAATCTTAAAGTAGTTTTAGTTACGCGCCAATTATTTAATATATTATCAGGGCGTTCCCATTTACCAGATTCATCATGAATCAATAATTTTAATTTTTCACCATCATAACTGTTATCCCCTGTGTTTTTCCAGTCAATGGTTGTATCTAAGCCATCAATATCTTCCAGCTCTTCTCCTATTTCAATTTTTTTCCTAGTTAATTTTGATGCTGGAACTCTATATGCGAGCTCTGTTTTCGGCCTATCCATTCCGTCTTGTATTGGCTTGAAAAAAAACGGGTAGTTTGTGGATATGGGTACAACTTTATCGGTAAACATTTTTTTTGCATCTGCACCCGTCTTCGATAAAATTCCAAATCTAGCATCGCTTGATATTGTTGCCTGGTTAACAGCTTCCGACGATCCCATAAAGCTAAATCCAGACCGTCTATTTTTGAGATAGATAATGCCATAACATCTTTCATCGGCCTTACAGGCTTCCCAAAATATAAAGAATAGTCTATTTGATTCCCTAAAGTCTGCTGCCCCAACATCAATCTTGGTGTGTTGCAAGTACATATAATGAGAACCAGTAATATAAGTTGGAATACCTTTATTATAAAACGCAAATCCTTCATTTCTATATTTAAATTCATTATCAATATAATCGTACCAATTTTCTTTAAAGCTATCTGGGTGTTTATTCCAATCAAATACAGACTTTATTTTAATTAATTGTTCTGGAAAAAAAAGTTTTTCCCAATATTGGTCTGCTTTAACTTTACTTCTTTGATAAGCTTTATCTATTAATGGTAAGGCAATTTTTAGATTTTGAATTTCATATATCTCACCAATCGTACCATCTTTACTTATAACTACTAAGTCGTACTCTTTATTATAGCCGTAATTAAATTTTTTTAATCTATTTAATCTTTTTAAAGTATTAGGTTTTATATGTTTATCTAATACTTTATATAATGTTTGTTGATACATTATTTAGATCTTTTTTCAGCAAACCCTCCAAATTGCTTTGAAGCTGTGTCATTATTTTCTAATAATTTTTTTTCTGATTCTATTCTTGTAAGAATTTCAAATGCATCAAATATGGCTAATTTTTTTGTAGCTGCCGCATTTTTTAATCTATCAGCACTAATATCATCATCACTATCTACAATAGCTTCCTTGGCCACTTTTATTAATTCCTCAACTGCTTTTTGCCCAGCTTGGATTATATTTAATTTCGTTTCCTTGATGTTCATATTTAATAACAATATCATTTGATTTCATACAATATAAAAGCTCATTATCAATAATAAATTCCCATTCACTATTTGGCGTATACCCCACTAGGTCACCAGGAGCTATTTTAAGCTTATTTAAGACACTATTACCATATCTTAATATACCAACAAGGCTTTTAGTTTTATCTAGAGTTAAATTGTCTCTATTTAAAATTGGTTTTACAAAACAACGGTCCATAAAAGATTCCCATTTATTTTGTTTTTTATACATATATATTTGATCGGGTTGGCAAAAATAAAGATTGTCTTTAAAATATTTACTACTATTTTTTTCTTTCCCCCTAATATCGTAATACCTTCTAAATACGTTATGATGTATAATTACGTGATCTCCAGGCTTTATTACAGTTTTGTAAGCAAGTGGAGTACTTATTACCTTAGCCGTTTTATTTACAAACTTAAAAGATTCAATTTTTGTATTTAAAATTAGCTTTAAATTGTCTACTTCTATAGTATTATTATATCTTTCGCCAATAGGTTCAACAATAAAATCATAAAGACTATTCATATTTTAAATCATATTCTACAGAGATTGCCATATTAGTATTGAACTTTTTCCATGGCACTACCTCATCATCTTTTTTAATATGAATATTATAAGAACCGTCAGTATCTTCAAATATGATATAAGCTATTTTATGACCACCGTAGACTTCTTGCCCTATAGAGTAATGCATAGCATCATTTTTATAATCAGCTCCGATACTGATCTTTCTTATAATACTTGACATTTTATTTTATTGTTTAATTTCTGATTGATCTATTTCTGTGTAAATTCCAGTTTCTAAATCTACACTTATAGCCCCGTATTCTTTTTCTAACTCTTTTTTATACTCTTCCATTTCTTGAACTAGCCCAGAGTATTCATGTAATAGCACATGCTTTTGTTGTTCTAAGAATCCTACATCCCTCAATTTATTACTCATTGAAATCTGTTGGTCTTTAATTTTAGCTAATTGCTCTTCTGTTACTTTTTTTTCTTCTACTTTTTTCATTTGATTAAATTTAAATTAATTATTATTACTTTGATTTATCTTTTATTTTTTCAAAGGTCCTAAGGCCTCCTAGACCTAGCATACCTAACAAAACAGTCATTAAATGTTCCATTTGTAATGCAGGAGGTACACTTTCTGGTTTTACTACCCATATAAATAAATCTCTTATTACAAAATTATACATTAAAGCTATTCCACAAATCCACCCTATAAATGGACGCCACCCAGCAACAAATATAGTTCTGTGCTGGGCTTCAATCTCATTTATTTTAGTTTGTATTTCAATTAATTCTTTAGGGTCTAACTCTTTGCCTTTAATAGCTTCCCGTATTTCCCAAGCTAGGCCACCTGCAACAGATTTATTTCCGTTGTTACCTTTTAATAACCCAACTAGTAATTTCCACATTTACTACGATTTATATTTTAGTGCTCTTACTTTTTGTAGAACTTTTTTCCTTGAACCAACTCTTTTGGATTCAAGAACTTTTCCTCCGCCCACTAGTGGTTCGCCCACTTCTTTAGGCACATAGCCACCACCGGCCGCTGGTTTTTCGTAAAATGGCTTACCTGTTCCGGCACCAATTGTTTCAGTTACCATAGTACCTGTTGGGAAAAAGTCAGGTATTGAAGGGGTATAATCAAAATCATCTTCTTTTTTCTTAGCCTTCTTTTTTCCACCTTTCATTTCCATAGCAGATCCCTTATAAGATCCACCCATAGCAACAGGAGAGCCTGCAGCTATAGAATGTTTTGACATCCAAGACGCTTGTTTTACAACAGGCATATCTTTGTTTAAGTTCTTTTTTTCTTGATTGGCGGACTCACCACCATATCCAAATCCTTTAGGCATAATTTTAATTTTTAAGTTGTTTGTTTAGTTTTATTATAAGCTTCTTTTTCCCAAGGTAGGGTGGGACTCCCTTCTTTCATTTTAGACCTTGAATAAGTTTTACCTTTCCAATATACGTTTTTATCATCATAATTTAAGTCCCCTCTTTTAAATTGATCTACATGAACCATTTCATGATCTACAACTTTTTTTATTGCAGAAGGATTTAAATTTTTATTTATTATAATGCTACCATTATTGTTTGCTTTGCCTAAAACATTATCTTCTAAATCTACTGTATAAACAGGTGTATTATTCAATGCGTAAGGTGGGAAAATTTTAAAAGCCATTATTTATATGGAAATATTTTGTTTAACTTTTCTTTTCGATGCTTGCAACCACACGGTATGTTCAAACCTTTAGAAACAGTTTCAACTACAGACTTTATACCCGTAACTTTTGTTATTGTTTCTATAGTATCTCCTACCCCCTTGGCCTTTTGCATTATCTTAAAATTAATATTTTTTATAATAAGTTGGAGCCATCAATTGTGCAGGATCATCGAGGGCTGTTGGGGCTACATTAGTATCTGGGGCCATAGTAGACACTGGAACAGGAACTTGTGCTACAGGATTATAATTTGAATCTAGCGGCATTTGTTGCAAGTTTTGCTCTTGTGCTAATCCCTGAGGTTGGCCCATTAATCCAGCAGGTGAAGAAAATCTAGGGTGTGATCCAGAATAGCTACCCGCGTAGCCTTTACGACTGTGCACATTGTGCTCAAAGTTTTCTAAATAATGTAATCTAGCTTTATCGGTAATATTTTTATTATAAGCTTCTTTCAAGTTGTATTTATTCGCTTCGTCCATTTTTTTATATTTTATATATTTTATTTTTTATTTTTTCTACCAACCCTACTTTTACCGCTAACAGCATTTGGTATATCACCCAATTGATTCCCTACTTCTTTTACAGCAATACTAACATCTTCAATTTCTTGGGCTACTCTCTTTGCTCTTTCCTTAATTTCAGTTGCAATATCTTCAACAGAATCTGCTATAAAATCTTTATCTGCATCTTTTATTTTACCAGTATAAATATTAATTAAATAAAAATTTAGTAAAATTGATAGTACAGAAATAATTGATAAAATAATTGTAATTGTGTCCATGATATATAATTTATTTTAACAGTTCCATTTTCTTCTTGCGGCTTTACCTCTTTCACTTGTCCAGCTTTTTGATCTAGCACAAAAAG